GATAGTGGGTTTGCACTAGAGGCTAATAACTGCGTAATCGATCGCTACGGTCGTATCGGTGCTCGTAAGGGGTGGACTAAGGTCAACACCTCTGCAGCGTCTACAGGCTCATTTAGAGCTATCTATGAGCTTATTAAGGATGATGGTACTGTAGTTATCTCTGCAGCCAACAATAAGATATACACTGGAACTACTACCTTAACAGAGGCTGTGGTTCGTAATGGTACTGATACAGGTAACTTAACCTATGCTATCAGTGATGATAACTGGCAGATCAGTGGTATGCCTTACGATACAGGAGCCACTCCTTCAGGTCATGCTATCCTGGTTCAAGAAGGACAACCTACTTTATTGTTTCATAAGCTGGGTGCTACTGCTCATGCACATACTGGTTCTTATGGTTTCCAGCGTCTAGGTGATGTAGCTACAAACCTTCCAGTAGGACAGACTGTAACTAGCTTTACCCCTAACTGTGTTATGACTGCTTATGGTCGTGTGTGGGTGGCTGACATGGCTGGTAGTAGACAGACCGTGTACTTCAGTGACTTACTGAACCCTGCTGAATGGAAGACTGGTACATCAGGATACTTAAACATTAGTGAAGTAGTTCCTAATAATGATCCTATCGTAGCTCTCGCAGATCATAACGGCTTCTTGATTATCTTCTGTACTAAGCACATTGTTGTCTATAGTAACCCAGTAGACCCATCACAGATGAAGCTGGAAGATGTTATTGTTGGTGTTGGCTGTATCGCTAGAGACTCTGTAGCTTCTATTGGTACAGACTTATTATTCTTGTCTTCTACTGGTGTTCAGTCCTTACAACGTGTGATTCAAGAGAAGTCATTACCATTCAGAGATATCTCTAAAAATGTACGAGATGAACTATTAGCTTTAGTAGCATCAGAGACAGCTAAGAACATTAAAGCTACATACTTTCCTACAGATGCTTTCTACTTGTTGTCTCTACCTAGTTCAGGTTTTACCTATTGCTTTGACACTAGAGGTATGCTTCAGAATGGAGCAGCTAGAACTACTGTTTGGAAACAGATTAACCCTACAGCATTCTGCGTAACACAGGCTAGGGACTTATTGATTGGTAAGCCAGGATACATAGGTAAGTACAATCTGTATGAAGATGATGGTGCTAAGTATCGTATGTCTTACTTCACTAACTACTTTGACTTTGGTTCTGCTACTACGAACAAGATTCTAAAGCGTATTAACGTAACAGCTATTGGTGGATCTAATCAACCTATCGCTATTAAGTGGGGATATGATTATACCCGAAACTACTTCTCTCGTGGTATTGTACTACAGCAAGTAACTGTGTTTGAGTATAACTCAGCAGAATACAATATAGCTACATACACTAATGGTATTGCTTTAGATATTGCTAACATACCAGCATCAGGTTCTGGTACTGTTCTTCAGTTAGGCTTTGAGTCTGACATTGATGGTACTCCTCTTTCAATTCAGAAGATAGACTTCTTCCTTAAGACAGGTAAAACACTATGAGTAATTACACCAAAGCAACTAACTTTGCTACTAAAGATACGTTACCTACAGGTGATGCAAACAAGATTGTTAAAGGTACAGAGATAGATAACGAGTTCAACTCTATCTCTGGTGCTATCAGTTCTAAAGCAGACATTGCTTCTCCTACATTTACAGGTACACCTGCTGCACCTACAGCAACCTCTGGTTCTAACACGACTCAATTAGCTACTACAGCATTCGTTACTGCTGCTTTAGGAGCTATCTATCCAGTAGGTTCTATCTATGTCAATGCTGCTGTGTCGACAAACCCAGCAACTCTGTTAGGCTTTGGTACTTGGGAAGCCTTTGGTGCTGGTCGTGTCATGGTTGGTTTCAATGCTAGTGATGCACTGTTTGATACATTAGAAGAAACTGGTGGTTCTAAAGACGCTATTGTTGTATCACATACACATACAGCCACGTCAACTGTAACAGACTCAGGACACAGCCACACAGGAAATATCAACAGTCAAAACGGAAGTACCTCTACTGGCGGTGGTGGCGGTGCTGCCGTTTTCCCAGCAGCAGGAAGCATAAATTCTAATACTACTGGCATTACAGTTGCAACAACTAACGCATCAACTGGTTCTAGTGGTACTAACGCTAACTTACCTCCATACATTACTGTTCGTATGTGGAAGCGCACAGCTTGATAAAAGTACCAGTAGTAAATCGTAGAGACTATACGATGTATCTAGAACTCTACAGTAACATGCTTTGGTTTCATACAGATGTAGTTAAGTGGACACCAGAAGTAAAGAAAGAATACCTTAAAGATTTAGATGCATTACAGAATTTAGTAACAGTACCCTTAGTAGCACTAGTAGAAGAAACAGACACGAAGTTAGCTAAGTTTGGATTATCTACAGGATGGACTAAGTTTGATAAATTAACAGTTAATGATAAAAGATATGATGTGTATACTAGGAGCAATAAATGGGTAATATAGTTCAAGGAATTCTAGATCCTATTACAGGGGCTGGAAGCACCAGGAAAGCTGGAGAACAGGCTGCAGAACAGCAACGACAAGCAGGTATTACTGCTGCTAATATCTCTGCATTCCGTCCAGTAGGAATGACCACACGCTTTGGTACATCTCAGTTTACTCGTGAGATTGATCCAAGGACTGGTGTTCCTTATATCTCTTCTGCTGGCTATACAGCTGCTCCTGAGTTAGCTGGTATCCAAGAGAGACTGTTTGGTCAGTTCGGTGCAGGGCTTACTCAAGCTGAACAGATGGGTCAGCAGTATGCTCCACTAGGTGCAGGTGCTCAAAATCTATTTAGTTTAGGTCAACAGTATTTAGCTACTTCTCCTAGACAAGCTGAAGAAGATTTCATGCGTCAACAACAAGCATTGCTTGCTCCTCAGCGTGAACAAGCATTATCTGGATTGCGTAATCAGTTATTCCAATCTGGTCGTGGTGGCTTAGCTACTGGTGGTACTATGGCTGGTGACAGAGGACAAACTAACCCAGAGATGCAAGCATACTACAATGCCTTAGCTCAGCAAGACTTAGCATTAGCATCACAAGCTACTCAAGCTGGACAACAGAGAGCTACTTTCGGTGCTGGTTTACTTGGTCAAGGTGCTGGATTGCTAGGCTCACAAGTAGCAGGTCAGGTAGGTGCTTACTCACCATTGCTGTCTCAGTTAGGGTTAGCTGGTCAAATAGAACAGATGGCTCAACAACCATATCAAATGGGTCTACAGTTAGGCACAGCTCAAGCACCAGGTCAACAAGCTGGTTCACAACAGTACTACGGTGGACAAGCTCAAGGTGCTGCTACTCAGTTAGGTGCAACTATGGCTGCTAACCAGATGAACAGTCAGTTCTTACAGTCTGCTCTTACTGGTGGTATATCTGGTATGGCTGGTGGTGCAATGGGTGGAGGTGGACTGTTTGGAGGTAACGCTGGCAGTGGATTTGGTGGCTTCCAAAACTTCATGGCTCGTGGACAGAATCAAGCAATGCCTGACTTTGTCGGTGCTCCTTACAGCCGTTTTAACTAAGAGGATATCATGGGACAACCAACAAATTTATTATTAGGCGGTCAAGCAGGACTCTTAGGCGCAGACCCAGAGCTGTATCGTCAACAATTACTGCAGCAAGAGCAAGCTCGTATCGCAGCTATGCCAGCACAGAATCAATTAGCTGCTACACTAGGTGGATTACTTGGTCGTGGTGTTGCTAATGTGGCACAAGATCGTGGCTTCTTTGAAGTTACTAATCCTGTATTACAGAAGCTAACCAGCATTCAGAGTGTATACAACCGAGCAATGGAAGACTCAGATCCTAATGATCCTATGTCTTTTTATAAGAACTTACAGACTGGATTTACACAAGCTGGTCTAGGTCAACAAGCATTGATGGCTACGCAGGAACTAAGGAAAGTAGAAGAGCAGGGACTGAAGACTGATGCTCTTAAGACTGATCTCTATAAAAAGAATCCTGCACTGCTTGATACTCAAATTGAGAAAGCTCGTAATGCTGGTAATGATACACTAGCCAATCAGTTGGCTCAACAGCGTGGTCAGATTCAAGTACAAATTGATCTTGATCGTGCTAAAGAAGTTGCACAGATTGGTCTTCTAGGTGCTCAAACAGCAGCACAGAAAGCACAAGCAAGTAGACTTGCTCAAGAGATTGAGTCTGGTAAGTTTGACTGGAAGGTTATTAACGATATCACTGGTGCTCCTACGCACATGGCTAAAATTAATAAGAAGACTGGTGAAACTACTTACGAGCCTATCGTTCTACCTGGAGGTACTCCTCCACCAGCTAAGCCTGGTACTACTCCTAAAGGTGAACGTAAGCCATTAGAAAGCTTTGGTGCTACACCTCCTGCTGTAGTTGGTGCATCAGCTCAGCCTTCAATTACAGACAGAGTAATGTCCTCAGCTCAGCAACTGTTGAATCTTCCTAATGCTGCTATGGGTGCTCTTGCTCCAGCTAATTACACTAGAGAGAATAGGGATGCTGCTATCTTAAGAATCAATCCTAACATAAATCTAAATGCACTATCGGAAGCAGACAAGCAAATAATTGCTCAACAACTAGGATTATAAATGGCTATCTTTGATGTAATTGCTGCTAAGAAAGAAGGCTATTCAGAAGCTGAGATTGCTCAGTATCTAGCACAGCAGTCTGGGTTTGATTACTCAGCTGCTTTGTCTGAAGGATATAAGCCTAAAGAGATACTAACTCACCTGAATAAAACAGGTGCTACTCCTTTTGAAACATTCAAACAATCTGCTCGTCAAGAGATAGGCTCTGAGATTACTGGTGCTCGTCAGTTACTAGGTCAAGAACCGACTGATACTGCACAAGAGTCTCTCCGTCGTCAGATGGAAGCAGAGAACCCAGTAGCTGGTGTCTTAGGTACACTTGCTGGTGGAATAGTAAACCCATCTTCTTTGTTACCTGGTGCTGTATTCTTTAAAGGTGCTAAAGGCTTAATCGCTGGAGGTGCTGCAGCTGGTGGTATCAGTGGAGCATTGCAGCCTAAGTATGAAGAAGAAGACTTAGGTAGACTAGCTACTTCTGCTCTTGGTGTAGCTGGTGGTGCAACTATTGCTGCTGCTCTAGTAGGTGGTGGAAGAGGCTTAGCTAAGGTATTTAATAAGCTCACTAACAAGATAGAAGAAGTACCAGTCAATAAGATTGATACTGAAACACAGGTCGTTATTCCTACAGAGTCTGTACCTCCTCCTACTAATCTGCAAGAGAGTGTAGTTCCTTGGATTAAGAGTATTGAAGATGCTGAGACTCGTGCTGAGGTAGGTACACAGATAGCTAACGGAGACTAC